ATGAGCTTAAGATAGTAAATTCCGAGCGTTGGAAGAACTCGAAGTCCTATGTGGCTCCAAAATTGTTGGTTGTTAGGGGCAGGGTCGAGGAGAGTGGTTACTGCAAAACCACTGACGACCAAGAGGACAGGGAAGACCGGAAGAAGGCTTGGATTATGGCTAAACAGGACGAAGACGAGCAAGGTCTAGCTCACGATAAACGTCTCAAGCACCGCAGGGGCGACGTTCGAGTGGATCATTTCCACGGGCTGAACGGAAGTAACGGAGAGAGGACCGGCACAGATGGTCTAATTCATAAGATGTCGATATTCAATCACGAGTTCGAAGCCGAGATCGAATTAAGCTACGATGGATCGGTAGACGTTTTCTTCGAATGGTGCGCTAGTGCCGAGATTGATGCTACGATGTATCAGATCAACATGCGAGGATTGGACCGCGGCAGGCACTTCAGGAGCATTCAGGGTGGCTCGATTCTGTGTGTAGAATATTGGGACGACTTGATACGTTTATCCGTGTTGTTCGGTTCTTACGAGGTCTGCATAGGGGAGCAGTTCTTGCCCATCTCTAACCTCGCGTTGAATGGCGCGAACGGAGAAGCCACAAATTCGGATGACGTAGTTGATATCCGCGCTCATAGATTAGACGTTCCGGAGTGCGACTTCCATGTCGCGCTCGACATCGTGCTGGAGTCAGTCCGCTCAGATTTTGGCGGCAAATTCCTGGGTGTTTGCTTCTACTCGGGTAGAATTCGGTTCATCTTCCTGGGCTGTGGGGCCAAGAGGATGATTAGTCAGCTCAGCGGTTCTCACGGCGAGTGGACGATGTCCGATGACGTCCCAATCTTCATCTTGTTTTTAACGATCGTTAGCGGTACTAGAATACCGCAAATGCCCGACGGATCGACGTATGAAGAAGCCAAGAGGTGGTGTAGATCAAACGCACGGAAGTTCCACCCGGACAAGGGAGCGAGCCACGAAGATTCGGTCAAGTTTAACAATTACTGCGAAGAGAAGTTGGATTCGTTACGCGGCAAAAAGAAAAGTGATACCTTCCAGGAGCCTGATCCTGATGATAACGAGGGCGAAGCCGGGGCCCCGCCCCCACCACCTCCACCTCCGCCGCCGCCTGATGACCCATTTGTTAAATTTTGGAACTTCATATTCTCTTCATGTGGTATGCCCCCGACCATAGGCTCAACGTATTTAACCATGGTCTGGTGGAGGATGTGCCATTTTTTCCAAGTTTTCATTTTTGATTTGGGTAGTTATACTCAATTTGGGTTTATCAGGGAGAAGAGATCCACTATGACCACTTGGTGGAACTATATGGTGTTCAATTGGCTCATTTCGACCCTAATTGGGTTTCCACCATATCTCGTGCTCGCTTACATTGTTTTTGTGACCACTGGGTATTACGTGAGGATGTCAAAAATACTCTTCTTAGCCTTGGTCTATTATTATTCCTTGGTGTATTATAGCAAGATGTATGGTGTGGACGCAGTTGTTGATTTTGAATCCCGCATGAAGGCTAAATTTGGGATGCGACCAGTTTTGTACCCGAAAGGCATGCCTGTCGTTGCGGGGCCCATCTTCAAAGGAGCGGGTAAAGGCAAGAGCTTTATTAGCGCTAAGGTCAAGAATAAAGGCGCTGGGAGAGGGTCCAAAGCCAAGAAGGACGTTCAAGCACCTGTTGCGGGTCAAGCGGATAACCTTGCTGTTGCTGAGGCGCTTGACGCAAACGGAGCGGAGGAAGAGATAGAAGAGCCATTCTTGTTCTCCGAAGACCCTAACGTCAGAATGTTGTATGCCACAGCTGATGTTGGCGTGCGAAACTTCATGTACGACTGCCAAGGCTCTCCGTTTTGCGGACTGACATGCATCGACCTAGCTACAAGAAATAAGATCAAGGTTAGCGAGTACCGGGGAATGTTAGTAGGTGTCGATGACCCGTGGGACCAAGTCGGGACTGCTGAATACATGCATGGTTATGCCCTACACCGTGGCGTTAATCTGGCCGTGTATACTTGTGACGAGCATGGCAACCTGGTTCTAAGGCAGAAGAACTTGAATTCCCCCGCTTTCAAGTGGGTAAGGCTTTGCTACCTGAACCAACATCAAAGACTTGAATCTGCAGATGCGGAGTTGGTTGACATGCCCGCTCAAGAAAACGCGCCGGGCCACTATGTGTTGATTTGTGAGCCGATTAGTGATGAATGTCCTTGGATAACAGTGCCTTTGATTGAAATGCAGTCGGGGTTTCTAGATTCGATTAAGATCTTCGCTGTTTTATGGAGCTTCTCCCGAGCCATTTATCCGCTCACACTGGTTATGTTGTGGCTCTCACCCATGCTGGGTAGGCTGATGATACTGCTGTCAGTTCTACAGGGGTGGTTAGCTTTTGCCAGTTTGTTCGTAAGACTCTCCTTGGAAGTCGAGATTGGTGAAGTTCATATGCAACGGAACAACCTGGATCGTCGGAGTCTGACCGACCGTAGGGAGAATCTGCGCTACCAGGACGCGTATGTCCAAGCAAGGTGGATCACAACCATCAGGAGCCTAGGCGGCGCTGTCATCTACGGCGGAGCTAACAAGTTGGCTTTTTTGAGTGATGTTTGCTGGTCTAGGACACTGGTTGTAAGCTGCTCCTTGGTTAACCAGATGTATTTTTCAATGCAGAAGTGTGCGGCTTGTGGCACTGATCCTCTCAAGAGTTTATCGGAGATTGGTAGATTCTGGGAGGTCAACGTTGATGTGTCCTTACCTAACATATATACTGATACCGCCGAGTATTGTCGGTGGTTGAGCAAGACCTTGAAAACTAGTAGCATAACAGCTGATCTGTCTGGTTTGGTCGTCGAGAACGCTGGCAACGGTAACGTCGTTATTCCGGTCAATCGAGTCAACTTTAACCCCCGAGGTGGCAACAAAGTCGAGCGGTTTAAGATTGTTGACTTAAAAGAAAGAAAACCGATCGCCGTAGCTCCACTTGGGTGCATTTTCACGCCTAGGGGTGTTCTTGGGCCCGGCTCGTACTGCACCACAGAGTCGGCTTCTCTGTTAGCCGCTTTTGTCGGCAGATCGATGTTGACGATGCCGACCATCGATAACCAAGAGATGCGAGCTTTCCTCGAATTTGGACATAAGGAGATCGATTATATGTTACAAACGGTCGAGCTCGACGATTTGGTTGAAGGTGAACCCACTACGTTTTTTCGCGAACATTACGCTGGATTGAAACCGAGAAACTGGATTGATGAGAAACTCAACAACTATGAGCGATTTGTGAATAAGGAAATGCCATCAGACGAATTCGCGAAGTTCCAAGAACATAGCTGTTTCGTCAAATTCGAGGATAGCTTCAAGGAAGGTGGCGAAAACACTGTCAAACCTCGATTGATCATGACCATGTCAGACGAATTGCTAGTCTCAGGTTGCCAGATTCTGACTGTACTCCACCGGTTCAATCAGGGCGTAGTGTCTAAGTACTACGTTAAGGAGTTGACCCCTGACGAAATGATTCAGCGAGTCTTGAATTCGGAAGACAAGAATCACGTTGTCACCGATTATTCCTCTTTTGAGGCGTCCATGAGTGAAGTCATACGCAGATTGGAGAACTATGCAATGTCGATGCTATGCTTGAGAGCAGGGTTTTTAGACACCTTAGCATCAATCAAGAAAGTGTTTGGTGGTCGGAAGTTAACCACCAAATTTGGTACTTTTGAGATCATGACTAGGTGCAGCGGGGACTTTTGGACATCGTTTGGCAACGGCTTGACCAACGTTCTATTGTCGCTGTACACGGCATCCTTGACGTCAACACATTATCGCAACATGACCATATTGGCGGAAGGAGACGACGGCGTTATCCCGATAGAAGCTTTTAATAACATTGTGTGTAATAAGCTAGGGTTCAAGTTGAGTCAAGATCAAGTCGGTTCGAGCCCAGGGGATACGGATTTCCTGAAGACGTTATGGTATCCTGAGGGTAAAATCTTGAATGTTGGCCGAATGCTAGGAATGCTGTGGGTTAAACAAGGCCACAATCTTAAGAGAAGTAAACAGCTGTACATATTGAGATGCATGGGAGCCTCACTGCACTACTTGAGTCCCGGACACCCGGTGTTGTTCTCGTTGGTGAACCTGATAGGCCGCTCGACGAGGTCGACCACCAGATTCAAGGGCGTTGAAAAATACCTTAATATGTGGCGTGGGGTTGTGCCCGTAGATTCCTATCCCAGGAACGTTATTTGTAACGAAGCTCTACGCCCCATGTTAGCCAACAGCACTGTATTTCCTCCTATTCCAATTCATGAACAGATCCGTCTTGAGGACGTTTTTGATGGTTGGGACGGCCAGGGGTGGATCGGTGAACTCCTTAATGATAGCCCCGACGTTTGCAATCGCTTGATCAAAAGTTCGCCATCGGGGTACTCCAGAGACTTTGACGAGGTCGTGAGCAAACTTGTCGAGCTCGACGTTCTTAAGGATTCACGAACCGTGGGGGTTATTGAATCCACTTAACACACAATAAATATATATAAATTTGTACATAGTACATTTGTGAATTTTGTATTTATTTAAACCGAATGTATTTAAGGAATTATAAATAGTGTTAAACTTTCGTCATGATATAATGTAAAGAATAAATGATTACAATAACATGCACCTCGTTGCAATGCGATTCTCTGCGGAGGATCACGTCGTCAGCTAGGTTAACCGTCGATAATTTATTATTATTATGTTAATCAACTAATAAATAATTAAATATTTATCGGGATATATTGAATGC